CAGGGTAGATAACATCTTCAAAAGCACGCTGCAGAACCGCTCTCCAAAGCTTTTGTTCTGCTGGTTGTTTTTCATTTTCAAATTCAGTTCGTAGCTCCAACATACTGATTTAGGCGAGGACGCAGTATTAGTAAAATGGTAGCTCTACTACGATGACTAAAGAGAGAGTCACTGCGCCCTCACCTAACTCATTTCACGACACGTAAACCTCGCATCGTTAAACGGTCTTTTTCGGTTTTTTTATAGATCTGATCCATATGGTTTCTGAAGGCCAGGCCACTATCGTCAAATCCAAAATCAACACCAGCAAATAGACCATACATAACTGATTTAATTTTCTTAAATTCAGTTCGTGTAGTTCTTGATGCAATTGTTTTAATTGCACTGTCTAAGTCTTGTGCTGCCACAAATACCTCATTGTTAATTAACTTTATCGGAAAATCTAAAATCTAAGATGCGTTTTTTGAGTTGTCGATACAACTACTACAATTAATAAAGTTTTTCGGGTCTAAATGCAAGTCTTTTCTTGACTTATCTAGACCCTGTTTGAGAACGTAGTGATTCCCTCTGCATTTGGAACAAGCAGGTTTGTCTTTCGTGCCGTAGAAGGCTTCAATTACCTTTCCCATTAACCTCTTTCATAATTTTTGTTCTGTAGGCTTCTGGTGTCATCTTTTTTAATTTAGCACGTCTTTCAATCTCTTTCTTAATAAGAAGTGACATGTACTGTGCAGGACCTCTGTGTTCTTTACCGCACAAAGCTGTCAAAGTTTCATGATCTTCTTTTCTAACTGCAACGGATTTATGTTTTTGTATGTTCATGCTTATCCTTTTTCATTGTTTCTTTTCCCCGTGCATCCTTATAAAGTGTGTAAGAATTCTTGCCATCAAAGTAATAACCATTTACTGTTTTCTTTGGTTTATTTTTTACTATCTTTGCCATTAAAATAGGTCCTGTTGGTTTACCAGTTTTTTTATCGATTGATCGTAAGGGTAAATAACTCTTAACCATTAGTTTAAATTCCTTTTTATATCATTGATTGCATCTTCAGGCGTATAACCATGCCTTTTTTGTATTTCTTTTAACAAATTTTCTAGTCTCTTGCTGCATTCAACCTGCGATCTTGGTGGTGAATCTTTAATTAAATGTTCCTCAACCATTTCCTCAATATCAGGAAACTGACAAATAACATTTTTAATCCACTTCAATACTGGGTGGTTCTTTGCATCTAATTTGTTCATGACAGTCCTATGATCATCATAATCAGTAATGCCGATATCATCCTCGGAAAAGAAGACCACAGCAAGAAAAATAAGACGATTAATATCAAGAAAAGTTTCATTTGCCATTTCTCTTGTTTATCATTTTTTTAGCCATAGTGATATCTATTAAATTATATCCCGTATCACCTAGTTGCAACGTCAAATCAGACATGAGCTGCGTTGCATTCTTAAATTCTTCATTATCTTCAGTTGCATCTTTAGGAACAACATCCATAATAGTTTCACATTTATCAGCTAATTCTTTTATTGATTGTACTAACATTAATTAGTGCTCCAAAATCTCATCTTTTGTTTAACTGTATTAAGTAACGTATTAAATAATCTTTCTACATAAGTCTTGTCATCATGTGTTACTGATAATAATTCGTTTTGATTATGAAACAGCTTCATAACTTTTGTTCTTCTATCAAGTTGCACTGTGAACATATCAGTATCAAGCAAATCAGTCTTTGCCTGGGATCCATGATCCGTCGTCGGTGAGTTTTTAATATCTACTATTTGTTGAGCTACCATCTTTTTCATGTCCCATGTATATATTAATGTCACAGCCATTGTCAATATATTTTTTTACATATAATGTTGAACCATGAAAGTTTATTACATTCTCGTACACATGTGTTTTGCCCCAATAGATATGCCAGTATACGATTGTAATTCTTTTTACTGGCCCGAACAATTTACTTTAAATAATTGCGTAAAAATGCTACCTATTAAAAAGGATGAAATTGAACAAAACTTTAGAAAAAACAACCTAAGAATACTAAAAATGCAAATAAACTGCGTAAAACCTAACTCAATTGCTAGTTGACGTGAGTCCCACGATACCTTATATTATTACATGAAGTCTTATCGAATACAAATCAGACACAAAGGTATGTATTATGATGAGTTAATTAGTGGAAAAGATGAGGAAGATGCATTAAAAAATTTCTTTCTCGAAGGTTATAAGGGTAATATACAACCTAAAGACCAAGATCCAATATATAGAGCGGATCGTCTTTTCTGCACAATTGAGGAGGCTACAAATGGCTTTGGAACAATTGATAACAAAGAAGCTAGAGTTGGAGTCGAAGTGGGCATCACAGGCGTTGCAGCAGAAGCGGGTAACACCTGAAATGAAATGGTTGGACATTGAGATAAAAGATATAAAAATAAAACTCAATGAACAAAGTGTAAAAGATGTCCAAGCTGAGCTACAAACTCAAGCAAATGATATAACAACGTAGTTATATCTTAGAATAATTCTAAAAAATCATTAAATTGGTAGGGCTCTTATGCGCTTTAAACTGCTGAACCCCAATCTTTGTTGATAGCTACGTCTACTTTTGAGGGAACTTTGAGTTCTGGTATACAATTTTCCATGATTTCACGAATTCTTTCAGAATCTTTCGCTGGTCTTACGTTAAAGCAAAGCTCATCATGTATTTGTATGATAGGTAAAAAACCCTCTTTAAAGCAGTCTATCATGGCCTGTTTCACTTGATCTGCAGCTGAGCCTTGTATGAGCCTATTCAAAGCTTTATACGTCCCTGCACGCTTTATATTGCCTCTGCCGTACTTTTGGACAGCTTCCTCCTCTGATATAGCCTTATATAATCCAAATGAGTTAGGTTCCCATTTATCAAACCTACACTTTCTACCCTTAATAGTACGAATTGCACCGTTCTTATCAGCAGATTCCATGCACCTGTTTGCTAATTGTCTGACAAAAGGGACACTTTTATTATACTCTTGTAGTAGTAATTTGGCTTCGTCTGTTTGAATTCCCAATTCATTGGAAAGTTTCCTTGCGCCCATGCCGTAAAATATGCCCAAGTTGATGGTTTTTGCTTGGGATCTTGGGATTTGCGCCATGTCGGCGACTGTTTGGTGGAAATCTGCGTTTTCTTTTTCATATGCCTCTATCAGTTTATCAGAACCAGGAAAGCCGATCGAGGAAGCATAGTGCACCACGAGTCTTGGTTCTTGTTGACTATAATCAAACGATCCCCATTGTAGACCAGATTCTGGTTTAAATAAAGACCGTATTCGAGTGCCTAATTCCTTATTTCTAGCAGGCACTTGCTGTAAATTTGGGTTAGCGTAACTTAATCTTCCTGATACGGTTCCCCCTCCATCGCCTCTTAGTTGATGAATCTCTGAATGTATTCTACCATTATGTTGGAATTTTAAAATAGAATCAATAAATGTTGCATGAAACTTGTGCACCTCTCTTGCTTCTCTAATTAATTTTGCAATTGGTGCCTCACAGTTTAATAACCAATTAGCAGTAAATGAGGGTTCTTTTGTTTTTTCTGTTAATGGATATTTAATACCTAATTTATCAAAAGCTTTTGCTATAGACCTAGCTGCAAAGATATCGACCGGTAACCCTGACTCTTTTGTTATCTTATCTAATATTTTTATTTCTTTTTTAACAAATTCATCTTTAAGTTTTTCTGCTTCAGTAAGATTTACTCTTACTCCTGTTGCTCTCATATTTAAAAGCACAGGAAACAACTCTGTTTCTAAATCAAATACTGACTGAATTTCTTGTCTAAAAATTTCTGTTTTTAAATATTGCCAAAGTTTCAAAGTTAATACTGCATCTTGTTCAGCGTAAAAACCGACAAATTTAGCTGGTAATTTATATAATTCTTGTTTAGCATCTATACCCCATTCGCTAGCTGCTTCTTTTAATTCTTGTTCTGATTTAGTTTCTCCTAACCAATCATAACCCAATGCATTAAGGCTGTAAGAAAATCTGTTTTCATCAATTAAAGCTGATGCTACCATAGTATCAATGATTCTTCCTGATATTTTAATGCCGTGAGCTCGTAACCAGCCTACATCATATGATGCATTATGAAATATTTTATCGCCTGGACCTGACACAACTTCCTGCACCCAGTCCATAACTATTTTGTAATCCATGTTTGAACCATTTTCATGCGCAATAGGAAAGTAACCTACAAAACCATCTGTTGCTACAGCTACTCCCACGATATTACCGTCCATGGTCGGCCATCCAGGACCTTTAGTTTTTATGTTAGGATCCTTTGTTTCTAAGTCTATAGCTATCTCCTTAGCATCTTTTAGATTAGGAAAATGTGATGGGGTCTTCCAATCAGACTCTTTAAAAGTAAAATTTATTTGATGACTCACTGAAATTCCTTGAGAATTTTTAGTTTTTCTTCTGCTTGTGCAATCTTATCAATTTGTTTGTCAACCTCCTCAACGTGTTGTGGATGCTCTCCTATACCAACTGAATTTTCTAAATAAATTTTAACCGTAGCATCAGCCTCAGATATTTGGGCTTCATACTTTTTTTCTAACGCATCTAAAATAATTTTTTTAAAACTCATTCTAAATCATCAAATCTTGTAGGTTCTTTTTTCTCTTTTATTACATAATTTATAATGAAAAATGCAATAATTGCACCAATTAAAGTGCAGCCAACACCAAATAAAAACATTCCTGTGCCATAATAAATATTCATATAAACAATCCTAATACCAAACCAGTAAAAAAACTACATAAAACTAACACTATCTCAAATCTCCAATACAAACTCCAAGTAGTTAATTTTTCTTTCCACTTCATTTTTTCTTTTTTAAGTCTTGTAATATTTTCTTCTCAAGTTTACAGTAATGAATAATCTTATCAATATCTTGTTCACCACCTTTTTTTAAATACCTCATAGCATACTTTATCACATTTGATTGAAAAGTATTTAGATTATTTAGTCTCATAAACTCATATGGTTGTATATGAAACTTAGTATAATGATTTCCACCCACCTGAGTGTGTTGTGGAAAAGCACTGTCCATTAGTTCTTTATCTGTCATACGCCACACATCCCTTCACATTCTATGTTAAATAAATCAAGTTGATCATCTTCAACTTTAAACTTTACGTCTTTTAAAGGCACACATGATCTATGAATAAATAAGTTGTCTTTTACTTTGTCGTTACCTTTTCTTATTTGTTCATCTACTTCACATGCATCTTTAAATTCTTCTGGTCTTTGTGTTTTCATCTCATGCCAAAACTTATCATCATGAAATGGACACCCTATGCAAGCTGACTTGGCTGGTGTCCTGTAGTCCTTGCCCTTGTACCAATCTAAACAATCTTGCCTTGACATTTTCTTTTCTATCAAAGGCCATCTATTCTTTTGCCACCAATCTCTTGATGGTTTCATTCTCATAATTTCATCTGTTGAGATCCCAATCCAAGTTTCTAT